ATATTTATTATAAACTAATGATATGGTATGAAAAAACTAAAACATTCAAAATATAAAAATACAGGAATATTATTTGAAATGTTAGTAAGGAAACTTACATCAGAAACAATGACTTCTGATAAATCATTAACATTAGATATTATTAAAAAATATTTCGGTAGAAACACAGAATTAGCAAAAGAATTGCAACTTTATAATAATTTAATAAAAGAGCAATATAAATCAGAAGCTTATGCATTAGAATTTATTCGACAAATAACAGAAGCACGACAAAAATTAAATCAAAGTGTTTTAAAAAGACAACGATATAATTTAGTTAAAGAAATATCTAAAAATTTTGTGTTTGAAAATATATCAAAAACTAGAATCAATAATTATAAAGTTTTAGCTTCGATATACATGTTATTTGAACATTCTGAAGCTTCTAATCCAAAACAAATAATGGATTGTAAAACAATTATTGTTGAGCACGGAATGCCTGCAAAAAATAATATTGTATCTAAAGATATTGTTTTAGAATCATATACTAAACAAACAGAAGATTTAAGATTATTATCATATAATTTATTAGTTGATAAATTCAATAAAAAATATGGTGTATTAAGTGAGTCACAAAAAAATCTTCTTGGACAGTTTATAACTAGTGTCAATGATACTGAGTTATTTAAACAATATATTGGAAAAGTTATTCCTAAAATAAAAAAGAATTTAAAAGAACATGCTACTGCGGTAACAGATAAAGCTACTAAAATTAAAATAGAAAAATTATCTGAAATGTTATGTTCAGTAGAAAATAAAAAAGTAATCAAAGAATCACATGTTTTATCATTATTAAGATACATGGATTTAATTAACGAATTAAAACAGGTGCATTCATGAAATCATTTTTACAAGAAATAGAAAGTAAGTTTGTTGATTTAGAAGAACAAGATCAAGGTCCTATAGATCCATCAAATTTAGATGCTGTAGGAAAAAAAGCAGACGATCTTTTAGCTAAAATTAATCAATTGAAAGTTGCTATTGGCGAACAATCTGAATCGGATGAAGAAATAGATGAAGCACATTGTGGTTCTCATGATAAAACTGAAGAAATAGATGAAGCTAGTAATACAGCAGGTATATCAGGAGGAGAAGGACCACCACAAGTTCCAGCTGCATTTGCTAAACCAGGAAAATGGAAAAATAAAGATAAAACATATGAAACTGTTCAAGAAGCAATGGATCGTAAATATGAACGTTTAATTGAATCATATACTACATTTTCTAGAGGAGATAAAAAAATGACTCCGGAAAATAAAGTTAAGCGTACCATTCAAGAAGTTTCTAAAAAATTAAAAGAAATTGAAACCTTAGTTAAACACACTAGCAAATTAAAAGAAGAATCTGGTATATCTAGAAAAGAATATGGGCCAAGAACAGAAAAAGCACTTAATAAAATTTCAGAAAAATTAATTAAAATAGCAGAACGAGTAAGAGCAATAGGGGAGTAATATGTCAAAACAATTAATCGTAGACTACATGCAGTTTAAGCCAGTTGGTTCATTAAATGAAGCAAACGGAGCCAAATTTGGAGTTCCAGGAGGATTTATTGTGCAAGGCGTATTGCAAAGAGCTGGCGCTAAAAATCAAAACGGCAGAGTTTATCCAAAAAGAATTTTAGAACGAGAGTGTTTAAAATATAAAAAAGAATATATTGATCAACACAGAGCTTTAGGTGAATTAGATCATCCAGAATCTTCTGTAGTTAATCTAAACAATGTTTCGCATAATGTTTTAAAAATATGGTGGGAGGGCGATGATTTAAAAGGTACCGTACAAGTACTTGATACTCCATCTGGAAATATATTAAAATCATTATTTAAAGCTGGCATTGTATTAGGAATTAGTTCTAGAGGATTAGGATCTGTAAAAGAATCAATGTCAGAAGGAACAGTAGAAGTTCAAGAAGATTTTGAATTGATTTGTTGGGACTTTGTTTCTAACCCATCAACACATGGAGCTTTTATGAAACCAAAATCTATGAATGAATCAGTTAATAAAACAACAACTAATAAATATAATAAAGTAAATGAAATTATAACTTCAATACTTTGTGAAGATGGAAAATGTAGGATATTAAAATGAAAAGTAAATTAAAAATAATACAAGACTTATTAGGAGAACAAAAACAATCAGTATTTGCTGAAGGTCCATCTCCTGTTACTACTGAAGAAAAATTAGCATTCAGAGAATCATTAAAAACATTTTCAATAATGGGTGAGTCTGTATATAGTTCTGGTAAATTAAAAGAAGTTGTTGAGTCATTAACCAATATTGTTGAAACTGCAGGAAGACTTGTTACTGAAGCAGAAGATGGAGATGGTGTTGATCGTGTAACAGCCGGCAGACAAATGAAACATGTTAAATCTGCTTTAACAGAATTTAATAAAGCTGCAAATGAAGTAATGATTAATAATAGAAGAATGGAAGCTGCATTTGAAGATATAGCTGAAGGAATACAAAAATATTATGAAGTTCATTAAATTGGTTTAATGAAAAATATTATATATATTAGGATAATAGAATGAATATATTCAAAAAAATGTATCAAGAATATTTCGGATATAAATTAAACGAAACACATGATATTGATGAAGCTCAGCTTGTAAACAATATTTCCGATTACAGAGGTGGGGTTGAATATATCGTTAATGATCCAGCAGAAGCACAATCAGTTGCAGAAGAAATTCGACAATGGACAACTAGAAAAGGATTTACTATTATAAAGCATAATATATCAAAATCAGGAAAAATTGGATATTTCTATTTTAGATTAGGAGACGATCCAGGTGAAGAATCTCAAAAAA